GGCAGAGGATTACTACGCGGCCAGGATGCAGACGGAAATGGCGGCCAGCTCCGACTTCCAGATGCTGGATGACGGGGCCAACAGCGCCCTGGATATGACCATGTACCGCCGCCGGTGTGTCAAGCCCGGGTCAGCCGTGTCCGGGCCGAAGAGCTGGATGGAGACTGGTTTTCCGGAGCGTCCGGACTGGTGGGGCCAGGCCCGTATGATCGAGGTGGGCGAGTGGGTGTATGAGCGGGTGGATGAGCTGGTGGATGAAAAAGATACCATTCCGCTCTCTTCTCTTACGCCTCCCCTTGTGTCGCTTAAAGGCGACGGCAGCGGCGGCGACACGGGGGCATAAGATATGGCGGACGGTGATGTCCGGATCTGCCTGGCGTGCAAGACACCAAGCATCGAGGATGACCGGGAGTGGGTGGATCCGCAGCGCTGTCCGCGCTGCGGATCCCTGTTTGACGAGACGGTCGAGCGGCCCGGGCCGCAGGTGTTCCATTTTGTGATTCCCAAGGATATGCCGTCATGATGTTGTCGGAAAAACAACAAAAATTTACTCATATGGTGGCCCTGCTGATTCTGCACGCCGAACAGCTGGGCTATGCCGTGACCTTTGGCGATGCCTATCGTGATAAGCGGGTCCCTTACGGCAGCGAGAAAAGTCTGCACCGGCAGCGGCTGGCCGTGGATCTCAATCTCTTCCGGGACGGGGTGTATCTATTTGCCACGGAGGCCCATCAGCCGCTTGGGGAATACTGGGAAAGTATCGGCGGTACATGGGGCGGCCGGTTTTCCGACGGCAACCACTACAGCCTGGCGCATGAGGGGATGAAGTGAAAATAGTAAAAATCACCCTGTGGGATGGTGGCGAGTATTACACCGACAATCAGGACAGCGGCTATATCCGCCGGTTCATCGAGCGGGCCAGGGTACTGTTTGCGGAGGAGGAGCGCGGCGCCGAGATGCTCGGCCAGCTTGACATCATGGAGATGACGGGCGAGAAGTACAGCGCATTACGAAAACAGCAGCCGACGGACGCGGCGGCGCTATTCGGGGAGGATGAAGATGAGGGGCAAATCAGTGGAGGTAGCGGTGAATAAAATCAAGGAAAAACCAAGAACAAGCCTGCATTTCCCCAAGGATGGCGGGGTGACGCCGGAAGGCTTGTCTGATGTGGGGGTCGATGAGCGGGTAACCGTGGTGTTGAAAGGCAAGCTGGTCGGCATTACCACCTCTGAGTGGGACGGCAGTCGGCACATTGAGCTGCAGATGAGCAGTTGCGCGCTGCACGGCAAGCAGGTCAAGGTGACCCTTGATGACGCCCTGCAGCAGTCGGAAAGGAAGCGCTAATGGACGGCCATTCCCTGATCCTGGAGATGCTGGATTTTCTGGACCGGAGCGAGTCGCATTTCGACCTGCTCGGTCCGCGGCGCCTCTATGGCAGCCTGGATGAGGCGGCCTGTCAGTTTGCCAGGGTTACCGGCGTTCTTACCAGCGAAGCGGTGTTGATCACGGTGGCCGGCCAGCAGAGCTACAACCTGCCGCCTGATTTCATTCGCCCCCTGGTCAGGACCCGCGGCGAGCGGTTTGTGGTCCGGTATGCCACGGCGGCCGGCGCCACCTCCTGGATCCCCAAAACGGATTACAGCCGGATTTTCCTGGCCAACCGCACGGACCAGGTGGAAATTCCATCCTGTTTCTGCATCCGGCAGCGGGCTGTTGCCGCGGATCCCATCAGCGGCACGGTGACGGCGGACGGCAGTAAGAGCGGCGGAGTGGTCGAGCTGGTTGATGACCTGGCTGATTTCAGCGGGGTCATGGTGCGGGACATAGTGCATAACACCACAAAAAATACCAGGGGCCTGGTGTTGGCCGTCAACGGCAGCACCAGCCTGACCTGTGCCATGTTCCCTACCGGCCGGTCTTCCTTTGTCAACGGCAACAGCTATGTGGTGCGGCCGGAGAGCCGTGAAACACTTCTTTTTGACGCTCCGTGCGCCAACAGCGGCGACACCATGACGTTGCCCTGCGTGGTGCTGCCGCCGCCCATCTATCACGATTATGCCTTTCTCGGCCTGCCGCCGGAGTCCGGCCGGGCCATTGCCGCCGAGGGAGCCTATATCTTCGCCATCCGGAACAACGGCTTTAAGGCCAAGGCCGAATGGCACAACCTTTTCCTGGCGGAGATCCGGCAGCACAAGATCGACCGGGCGCAGGCTATCCTGCAGGGCTCTCCGGACCAGGGGATGATGTAAAAAATACAGGAAATATAACTTCATGGGAACCATTACCGTCGCTGATCGCATCGCCCTGGCCTCGCAACTGCTGGATGATCCGGCCGGGGAACGCTGGAATGCCGCGTTCCATCTCAAGTCCATCAATGACGGGCAACGGGATATTGTCAGTCTGCGGCCTGATGCCAACCCGGTTACGGCGACGGTGCAGCTGGCGGCCGGCAGTTTCCAGGAGGTGCCGGCCATCTATTCAGCCCTGGTCGGGCTGCGCTGCAACATGGGCAGCACCGGCAGCGTCTGGAGCCGGATGATTGAGCAGCGCAGCTTTGCCGAGATCAGTGCGGTGAATCCCTACTGGCCGGCGGACGATCCGGACAGTGAGGTGCTGTATTGGATGTACGACCGCCAGAATAACCCGAGGCAATATGCGGTCTACCCGCCGCAGCCGTCCAGCGGCCAGGGCTATGTGCAGGGAATTTTTTCCCAGTTGCCGGCCGATGTGGCCGAGAACGGGGTAATCACCCTGGGGGACGAGTTCGCCGAGCCGCTGCTGTTTTTCATGCTGTCCAGGGCCAAGGCCCTGGACCGGGATGAAACACTGGACATGGCCATGGCGGAAAAGTTCCGCCGGGCCTATTTTGAGCTGCTTGGTGTGCAGGATGAGGCCCGACAGAAGAGCGGGGGGCCGGCCTGATATGGCCCGTCTGGTATTCACCGGTTTCCGGCTGACCAGGCCGGGCACCGATCCGCTGGAACTGCCGGCCGGCTTTGCCGTAACCGCGGTAAACTGCGATCTGCGTAAAAAATCCCTGGCGCCGCTGCCCGGCCTGGGCGCCGGCAGCGTTCTGCTCCAGCCCGGGGATCTGCGCTCCTTCTACGAAATCACGGCCGGCCACTGGCTGGCCTGGACCTCCCCGGTGGAGGTGGTGGAGCTGCCGGTACCGGCCGGCCGCATCGCCTATACCGGCGACGGGTTTCCCAAGCAGACCAACCCATCTCTGGCCACCAGCGGAGATCCGGCCACATATCCGACGCAGATCCGGCGCTTCGGGGTCAAGCGGCCCACGGCGCCGGCCACGGTGGAAATCAATAACCCGGTGGGCAGCGGCACGGTGCTGCGCGAGGTGAGCTATGTTTACACCATGGTGGTGGTGTGGGGGGATCCTGCTGACCTGGACGAAGAGGAGAGCGGGCCAAGCAATCCCACGGCCGTGTTTTCCGTTTACGAAGGAGAGACGGTCAATCTGACCGGTTTCGCCTGGGATGCCGGGGCGGACAATGACTATACCATGATCCGCCTCTACCGGCTGGAGGCTGGCAATACCGATGCCGAGTATGAGTTCCTGGCCGAGATCCCCATCACGCAGGCGGAATACACGGACAACTGCCTGGATGATGCCGGGCCTGACCTGATCGAGTCAACGGACTGGGACTGCCCGCCGGATGACCTGGCCGGGTTGTTTCTATTCGGCAACAATGTGCTGTGTGGGTTTGCCGGCAAGGATCTGTTCTTTTCCCCGGCCGGGGTCTATTTCGCCATGCCGAGAAACTGGGCCAAGCGGGCACAGGAAAACATCGTAGCGGCCGGCTATTTCGACAAGACGGTGGTGTTCGTGACGGCGGCCAGGCAGTACCGGGCTACCGGCACGGATCCGCAGTATATGGACCAGGATTCCAATGAATACAGTCATGGCTGCGTTTCCAGGTCAAGCCTGGCGAGCTACGAGGGCGGTGTTTTCTATGCGGCCCGGGATTTCCTGGTGCTGGCCCATGCCGCCGGCAACACCGAGGTAACGGTCGGCATGTATACCAAGGAACAGTGGCAAGCCCTTGGTCCGCAGAATATGCACGGTTTTTTTGTGGATGGCCTCTATTGCGGGTTCTTCCTCGGCACGGCGGCCGGCATCGTGGTGGATCCGGTCAACCTGGACGTACAGCAGATTTCGTTCGGCAGCGCGGTATTTCGCGGCGGCCGCTACCACCGGGGAACCAGGACCCTGCAGCTGCTGCTGGAGGAGGGTGGAGAATTTGCCGTGTATGACTGGCAGGCGGCGCCGGCCGCCCCTCTGACCAACCAGTATACCAGCGGCCCCCAGCTGCAGCCGGCCAATGCGTCCTGCTCCTGCGGTAAGGTGCTTGGCGATTTTTCAGGCGGGGCCACGGTCACGCTTTCCGTGCTGGTGGACGGCGAAGTGAAGGCGACCCGTGCCATTGCCGCCGCCGGGCAATTCAGGCTTCCCATGGGCTGCAGCGGCAGTCAATGGCAGGTGGCATTGAGCGGCACGGCCAGGATCGACGCGGTGTTGCTGGCCGGTTCGCCCGGAGAACTGCGACATGGCCAGTAAACCCCTGATCAAGGCCCTGCCGCCGGTACCCAAGACCGGAGACAAGCCGTTGCTTGACCTGCTGGAGGCCATCAAGTCGTTACTGGAGGTGCGCGAGGGTGTCGGCCACACCAACATGCAGGACCGCAATGTAACCTTCGCAGACCTGCAGCAGTACCATGCCGGCAGCACCTTCAAAAGCTCATTTGTCGAGGGGCCGCGAGGCTAT